AGAAGCTCAACGAGCAGGTCAACTTCATGACCGTTGCTCTCTACGAGCAGGTCAAAGCGCTGCAGGAGCAGGGCCGCAACCAGGATGCTGTAACGGTGATCACCCGTGCGGCGGCCGATGAGACCGTCATGGCGCTTGCCCGGGTCCGTGCAAGCCAGAATCCGGTGATCCGCGGCTTCAAGGACCTGTGGGCCGAGGCGACGAAGGCGTGGTCTGCGATGCAGGCCAACGTCGGCCTCGGCCCAGCTGCGGCGCAGATGCAGCAGTTGGTCGCGGAGAACCAGCGAGAGCTGGCGAAGCTGAACGATCTGGCGTCGGGAAATCAGCGGGGACTGCCCTTGGCCAGGAATCCCATCGCGTTGGCAGCGATGGAGAAGTCCATCAAGGAGCGCTCGGAGAAGATCAAAGTTTTGGCCGCTGATCTGATCAAAGAGCGAAAAGATGCAGAGGTCAAAGCTGCGCAAACCGCATCCACCGAGTTCGTCTCCGAGATGGACGCCATCATCGATGCGCAGGCCAGTAAGGAATCGAAGAAGCGGCAGGAAGTCGAGCGGATCAATGGCGAAGCTGCGGCAGCACGGCGAAAGGCCCAGGCTTCTGGGCTCGTCCAAGAGGTCGAGGAAATCGAACAGCGTCGTGCCGCCGCAGTCGCGGCCATTGAAAAGAAGTACAGCGAAAAGCCGACCGCAGGCACCTGGACAGCATCAAGGTCAGCGGGACTGCAGGGATACAAGGACGACTTGGTAGCCGAACAGGCACAGATCACTGCCGGGACCCAGATGCTGAGGGCCCAATATTCCGCCCGTGAGATCACCGCCGCCGAGTACTACAGCCGCATGCGTGATCTTCAGCAGCAGAGTACCGATGCACAGTCCCGGTCGCTCCAGCAACAGATCGAGTTCCTGCAGAAGCAAGGCGTCAGCGGCAAGGATGCCATCAACGTAAACCGGCAGATTGGTGAGCTCGAGGCCCGGTTGGCAAAGCTGCGAATTGAGGGCGCCAGTGCGCTGGAAGTGCTGAAGAAGGAGGAAGAATCGGCAGCAAAGGCGCGTGAGAACGCGGTCAAAGCCTACGCCAGCGCTCTGGATGCCAGCAACGAAGCGTTACAGCGGCAGCTGACGACCCAAGCCCAGCGTGTGGGGATGGGTGATCGCGAGTACGAAGTACAGCAGCGTATCAACGAGGCAATCGCCGATGAGTCGGAAAAACTTCGGGAGCTGAGCCTGCAGCGGAACGCGGACCAGATTGACCAGGTGACGTTCGAAGAAGAGCGGGCATTGCTCCACGCCAAGACACTTGATCGGCTGCAGATCATCAAGAACGGATATGAAGAGCTGCGGCAGGCCGAGGGCAACTGGTTGGCCGGTGCCAGCGCTGCATGGGCGAATTACCAGCAGCAGGCTGGCAACGCCGCTCAGCAGATGGGAGGCGTCGTCAACACCGTCATCGGAAGTTTCGAAGATGCCTGGGTGCAGTTCACGACGACGGGCAAAGCCAGCTTCTCTGACATGACGAAGGCCATCCTTGCTGATCTGGCCAGGATCGCAGCACGCCAGGCCATCATGGGCATCGTGAACGCGGTGGCCAGCGCCTGGGGTGGCGGTGGCGTCTCTGCCGCTGGCAATCAGGCCGTCAACGCCGGCACCAGCAGCATCAACAACCAGCTGTTCCAGAACATGAAGTTGGGCGGCGGCTATTCCACCGGTGGCTACACGGGCGATGGCGGCGTGAGCGAGCCAGCAGGCGTCGTGCACAAGGGCGAGGTGGTGTGGTCACAGAAGGACGTCGCGCGCGCCGGTGGCGTCGACGTGGTCGAAGCAATGCGCAAGGGCCTGAAGGGGTACGACACCGGCGGCGCCGTCGCCACTCCTGCGGCGGGCCCTGGGCGCGCTGGTGGGCTGACCATCCAGGGAAACCTGACCATCAACGCTACCGAGCAGGAAAGCGACCAACCCGAGGTCACCGACAAGCAGATCCGGGACAGCTTCACCGGCGCGATCAACGAGTGGGCGGTCAAGAACCTACGGCCTGGTGGGCTCCTCTACGGGGCGGGAATTCGAGCATGAAAGAGACCTTCGTCTGGTGTGTGTATAGCGCGCCGCCGAGCGTGGAATACGAGGCTGTCACCCGCGCAGTCGCGTTCGGGGATGGCTATTCACAGGAAGCGCCCGACGGCATCAACAATGAGAAGCAGGTATGGAACCTCGAGCTCTGGGGCCACCGAGAACTGGACCAGATGGGTGCGGCAAAGGCATTCCTGCGTCTCCGGCGGCGCCAAGGTGAGTCCTTTCTCTGGACGCCACCAGACGAGTCGCAAGGGCTCTTCCGCTGTACGAAGCTGAGTGCCGTGGACGAACTTGAGGGCTATCTGCGGATCAGCTGCACCTTTGAACAGACGTTCCAGCCGTAAGGAAAGGCCATGGCACGACAGATCATTGATACCGACACTCAAAACCCTGGTTGGGTCGGCGACATTGCCAAGATTGCCTTCACGAAGACTAATGAGAACTTCGGAGAGTTGTACGCCGTTTTGGGGAGTGGCGGTGTCATCGACGCTCGCATTCCGGCAAAGAATCTGCTGATTAACGGCAACATGCGCGTTCTACAGCGGGGCAATTTCGGCACACTCAACAACACGGAAGTGTTTGGGCCGGACAGGTGGAAGATCGGATGCCTAGGTGGAGTGACCTGCAACTGGGGTATTGGTGGGGCCCCTGCAGGTACGCTTCGCAATAGTCGATTCTTCCTCGGGTACAACGTCGTAGCGGGCGCCTCGGCCTGGATTGGTCAGAAGATTGAAGGCGTCCTCACGATCCATGGCGACAAGGCCACCTTCTCCTTCCTGATGCGTTCGACACCTGCGGGGCGCAAAGTGGGGATCCGGATCATCCAGGACTTCGGCACCGGTGGCTCACCGTCGGGACAGGTAGTCACCGAGGTCGGGGTGGTGACTCTAGGGGGCGCCTTCGAACCGCACAGCGTGACGTTCGACGTACCCAGCGCGGCAGGCAAGACGTTCGGGTCCAGCGGGAACGACCATCTGTATCTGGTGATCGACTTCAGCGGGAGCGGGCACGGCGGTCAGCTCTCCGGTCAGACGGGATTGTTTGAGTTCAGCGAAGCCCAGTTGGAGCGGGGTTCAAAGGCCACTGCGTTTGAACATGTCCCCATGGCAGATGAAGTGGAACGGTGCCAGCGGTATTTCCAGAAGAGCTACGACCTGAATGTTGTGCCGGGCACAGCCAATGCTACGGCCGGGCAGGACACGTTCTTCTTCTACGGCGACCCGAACAGTGGTCGTGCAGTCGGTATGACATCGCGCTTTGCAACCCGTATGCGCGGAATACCCGCCGTTACGGTATACAGCCCTGCGACTGGTGCCGCGGGACAAGTACGGAGTGAGGCACCGGCTGGCGACTACGTGGCTGGGGTAAACACTCCTGGGCAATCCGGGTTCTTCCTCACTACCGTCGCCATCACCACCAACAACACCAATGTTCGTTGGCAGTGGGCAGCGGACGCGGAGCTCTGACCATGTACCGATACACGAACGATCCGGACCTTCTGGTTTGCCTGGAAACAGGAGCGACGATCCCGCGAGGAAACTACCTGTGGCCGGTTGACTGGCTTGCCGCCGGCGGTGTGCCTGAACCCATCGCGCCGCCGTACGAGCTCTATTCCCCGCAGCACTTCCGGGCAATCCGGGACGCAGCCTTCGCATGGATGGAGGCCGAGGTCAAAGCCCGCGGCTACGACAGCATTGCCAACTGCACCTCCTACTTCAACAGCGGCGTGGAACGCTATCGCCTCGAAGCGAGGGCGATGGTGGCATGGCGCGATGACGTGAATCAGGCGCTGGAACGCGTGGTTGTGAGCCCGCCCGAAGGTATCGAGACGTGGGATCAGGTCCGGGCGCTACTGCCGCAGCCTGCCGCATACGCATGGCCGGCGACAGTCGATTTGCCGCTTGATTCTGGTGAGTCCGCCCCACCGGTGATGATGTCATGATCACCGCCGATGCCCAGCAACTAGAGCCAGGTGGCCGGGTCACTCTCTACGAACTTGATGCCAGTAGCTTCGGGGCAGACCAGCTGTTCTTTCATCAGCACCTGCAGTCTGGAGTGATCTGGTGGCAGGGCCAAGAGTACGGGGCATGGCCCATCAAGACTGAGGGTTTCGCTCGGACCGGCGATCAGCCGCCGACGCCCAAGCTTGGCGTCAGCAACATCGACGGCCGTATCTCCGCCTTGTGCCTAGCCTTCGACGACCTGGTCGGTGCCAGGGTGATACGCCGGCAGACGCTGGTGAAGTATCTGGACGCCGCCAATTTCCAGGATGGCAACCCGACGGCCGACCCTGATGAGCACTTTCAAGACGAGGTGTGGTTCATCGAGCGCAAGACCTCCGAGGACAAGGAAACGGTCGAGTTTGAGCTGACCACCGCCATCGACCTCAACGGGGAGCAGCTTCCCGGCCGACAGATCATTGCCGGGGTTTGTGGGTGGCTAATCCGGGGCGGATACCGTGGCCCCTACTGCGGATACACCGGGCCTCCTGTCGCTGACGCCAACGACATCCCTACGGATGACCCCGCCCGCGACCAGTGCAGCGGTCTGGTTCGCGGCTGCAAGCTTCGCTTCGGTGCCGACAAGGAGCTTCCGTATGGCGGCTTCCCGGCAGCAGGCCTGCTGCGCACCTGACGATCTGCAATTTCCCGCTGCACATGCAGCGCTACCCAGGCCCGCACAGCGCGGGCCTCTTCTATGGGCGACACCCATGCAGCAAAGCACCCTGCAGGCCATCCAGGCGCACGCCGTGGCCGACTACCCCCGCGAGTGCTGCGGACTGATTGTGGCTACGGCCGGCGGTGAGGCCTACGTTGCCTGCCGCAATGTCGCGACGACCCCCAGCGAGCACTTCATTCTGCCCGCCGAAGACTATGCGGCGGCCGAGGACCAAGGTGAGGTATTGGCACTGGTGCACAGCCATCCCAACGCGGCAGCCAAGCCCTCCGATGCCGACCGAGTCATCTGCGAGCAGAGCGGCCTTACCTGGCACATCGTCAGTGTTGGCCAGGTCACCGGTGAAGCCCCCGAGTGCGGTGACCTGCAGTCCATCAGTCCCTGCGGCTATGTGGCGCCGCTTGTGGGCCGCCAGTTCGCCCACGGCATCCTCGACTGCTACACCCTGGTGCGCGACTTCCACGCACGGGAGCTCGGCATCCACCTCAACCAGTACGAACGAGAGGACGACTGGTGGGAAAAGGGGCAGGATCTTTACAGCTTGGATCGGCTGCGGGCGGAGGGGTTCGAGCAGATCGAGGACGAGCCTCGCCGCGGCGACATGATCCTGATGCAGATCCGCTCCAACGTACCGAACCACGCGGGCATCCACCTGGGAGATGGCCAGATGCTGCATCACCTGCATGGCCGGCTGTCGGAAGTCGTTCCCTATGGCGGTATGTGGACCGAGCGCACCCGCTACATCGTTCGCCACAAGGAGGCACGTTATGGGTGAGCGCATGCGCACCGTTCGCCTATATGGGCAGCTTGGGAGCCGGTTCGGGCGCAGGTTCCGCTTGGCCGTGAACAGCCCGGCCGAGGCCGTCCGCGCGCTGTGCGCGATCGTGCCGGGCTTCCAGCAGTATCTGGCCCGTGCGAAGGAGCAAGGCATGGCGTTTGCCGTGTTCATCGGCAAACAGAACATCACGAAGGACCAGCTGCAGGATCCCCCCGGTTCTGAGGACATTCGCATCGCACCGGTGATGCTCGGAAACAAGCGCGGCGGCGTGCTGAACATCATCCTCGGCGTGGTGCTGATCGTTGTGGGCGCCTATACCAGCAACGTCAATCTGATGGTTCAGGGCGCTGTGATGGTGATCGGCGGCGTTGCGCAGATGCTTGGCCCGCAGCCGAAGGGACTTGGCTCGCAGGACAACGTCGACAACAGGCCGAGCTACAGCATGAACGGCACGGTCAACACGCAAGCCCAAGGCAATCCTGTGCCGGTGCCCTACGGCGGGCACGACACCAAGGGCATGCTGGTGGGCTCTGCTGTGATCAGTGGTGGCATTCAGGCGGAGGACCAACTGTGACCCTTCCAACGGTAAACGTACCGCTGGCCCATGGCGTGGGACAGGCCGTCCGCCTGGCTGGCGCCGGCGGCAAGAGCGGATCCAATGCCCGTACGCCTGTTGAGATGCCGGACAGCCTTCACTCGATGGCAGTGGCGCGCATCGTGGACCTGGTGGGCGAGGGCGAGATCCGTGGGCTGGTGGCTGGCAACCAGTCGATCTACCTCAACCAAGTGCCCGTCCAGAATCCCGACGGTACGCTCAACTTCTCCGGCGTTACTGTGGAGACCCGATCTGGCGCGCAGGACCAGTCGTACATCCCCGGCTTCCCTTCGGTCGAGAATGAGGTTGCCGTCAATGTCGAGCTTCGCGGCGGCGAGCCGGTAGTTCGCACTGTCAGCGGCCCGGACTTGTCCGCCGTCCGCATCCGGCTGGCCGTGCCCGCGTTGCAGGAGGTGGATGGCGAGAACGGGGACCGGAAAGGCTACTCGATCACCTACGCGGTGGACCTGGCCGTTGACGGTGGTGCCTTCACTACGGTGCTGACCGAGGCCATCACCGGCAAGACGACCTCCCAGTATGAGCGCAGCCGTCGAATTGACCTGCCAGCGGGGTCGCAGTGGCAAGTGCGCATCCGACGCATCACGCCGAACCGAAACAACTCGCTGATCTCGGACACGGTGAACGTGCTTTCGATGACCGAGATCATCGACGTGAAACTTCGCTACCCGAACTGCGCCTTGGCAGCAGTGCAGGTTGATGCCAGCGCGTTTCAGAGCATCCCGTCGCGTTCCTACCGCATCT